TGGTATTTTTTGCGGCAAACTTTTCTGGGGGTTTTTGTTCGCCGCCGCCGTGCATATGACCAACCAGGTGAATGTGAACGTTTGTCTTTTTAGCGCAGGTAGCTAGTTGATCTATAAACATCTTCTGCCCATTGCAGTCATCAGTTCCGATCCCGCACTTCATCAGCGAGTCGATAAAAATGTGCTGGCATCCAAGTTCTTGAGCGGCGTAATAGGCTACTCCCAAGATGCTTTCAGGGGACACAGCGCCAATCCAGTCATACAGACAGATTTTATCATCTGCCCAATCTAGGAATGCGCTGATATATTCGCGGCTGGGCCGCTCGGTCGCGGAGGCTTGACGCGCCATGCGAGAGAGGGTGGCTTCTGGCTTCATCTCAAGGGAGACCATGCAGGACGACTCACCTTGAGAGGCAAGGTGCAGTGCAATCTGGCTGGTGACCATTGATTTGCGGTGGCCTTCAAAGCCCGCGTGGAGTGACACCTCACCAGGTCGTATGCGCACAAAGTCGTGTGTTTTAGGCCAGGGGAGAGTAGCCCCAGGTGTGCCAAGGGCCGCAACCTCATCACGCCAATACGCTGCTCCATGCAGGTCTTGTTTTTCCAGCTCTCCATTCAACTCTAAGTACTCGGCAAAATCAGTATCACTCATACGCACATCGCCAGAAACAGAAACACGGTGCAACCCATCAGGCAAGCCACCATCCCGACAGCCGCTAATAGTTGCCGCCCCCCGTCCCATTCTTTCACCTGGATCAGCTCACCCATAAATAGCGCGGCTATCAGAAACAGGGTCGCTATGACGCAATTAATTATTACTTCCATATTGTTATCCCTGCACTTTATGTGCGTTAATTATGGCGGTAGCCGCCTGGTAAACTCGTTCAGCTTCTTCGATATTTCTAATCTTCGAGGTGTGGTAATTCCAACCCAGTTCATCACTGAGCCTCGCGTACAGCGCCTTACGTTTTGCCTTGTCCGGTTTCCAGTATGGGTCAATCAGTTCGTGTACACGCTTTCTGGCAGCCCTCACTTCCGGCGTAGGAATACATCCCATAGGGGCAGTGGGATTGCTTGTCTTGTGATGGCATCCCACATAGTTCCCGCAGGTATCGCACTTCCAAAATGGCAGCGCATGCAGGTCTGGTCGGTGCGGGTAAATTTCCTCACCATTGGTCAGTCGCGCATCTATGTCTTCACCGCATCCACAGCAGTACAGGCTCATGCTGGCCCCTCCTTCGCTTTGAACTGGACGCAGCCAAAATCAGGGGCTGTCATCAAGTATGCCGAATACCCAGATGCGTCTTCCGCAAAGGCTTTTAGGTGTCGGCTTCGAGGCTCAATAACTCGCTCCGTATAGGCTTCGTTGTAGCCCGTAGATGAAGACCAATGCTCCACTAAACCGCATGACCTGAACCCCAAGTCCTCGCTATCTTCATCGGCCCAGTGACCGCAGTCACGGCAATTCCCGCATGTTTTATCGCTCATGCTGCCTCCGCCAGCAAACTTATAACCCGACCTTTCAGTCCACTCTCAGCCAGGGCTTCCGTATTGTTTTCCCCGTATGCAACCAGGCAGCTAGGCGCATTGGCACCGGCATTAGCTTGAGTCCCGTCTACATTGTGGAAGCGAAGTCGGCCAGCAAAGAAAAAGACTGAGTCTGCCTTCTCCCAAATTTCTCGATGAAATCCCTTGGTCTCAGTGCGGGCAAAGATAAGTGCAATACCATTGCCATGGTCAGCCAACTTTTCAAGCCACTCAAAGGTCTCACGCCCATAGGGAGGGTTACACCAGACACGCCCATGCCATTCCTTGCTCAGCCCATCATCCTCTATCGTGTAATGCTTTTTCGCTGTATCCCACGGGCGATTGATAGGCGCACAAGGGTCAAGGTCAAACTCCCCCAGTGCGTGAATGATTGATGGCGGCGTTAGCCATTCGTCCTTGTTCTCGGTATTAAGATTGAAGTTTTTCTGTGTCATTTTTAATCTCCTTCCCTTCTCAGGTCTTACTATTAAATATGGGGGCAAAACGCTTAAAAGCAAGCATTCACGCGGCGTTGCGGCAATGTAGGCTCATGCTGCTTCCCTATAAACTTCCCGATAATAAAAGTTAGGATCATAGTTTTTCGAGTAGATGCAATTCCCGCTCCCGTGCCTGTGGGGGGAAATGGTAGCAGTCTAGGTGGCAGGTCTTTTGCAGCTTGAGCCGCCGAGACTTCATCCGATATTGATCAATCCTCATCGTCCCTGGGCAGCCTCTGTTTTGGTCATGACATAAACTCCCTATATGCTTTCCTATATTTACTGGCAATGATGGCAGACAGCATGGCTATATAGGCTTGTCCGGGAATATCATCATCGGCCACATGGAGTGTCATCTCAGCGATTTCTAGCGAGGCTTCAATGCCGTCCATTGGTAAGTTCATACCTCTGCCTCGATCCTGATTTTAGAATTTTCAATTATGCTCTTCGCAACCAGTTTCAGACCCGCCGACATTTCATCGTTTGTTAATTCATCTCCTTCGGGGCTATTCAGATATTCATTAACTCCGGCAGCCATCGCAGCCGTTACATAATTGGTGAATGCTTGCACTTTATACTTATTCATACCTCATCTCCTTCTAGGAATTTCCGCCCCTTGCTGTTCACTGAAAATTGGTAAACTCGAAACGGTTCATTGTAAAGTTTCATGGCGAACCCCGCCGCCACCAGTTGCTCCCACTCAGCGTAACGGTCTGACCCTTTGCTGGCGATCACTACGTTGTTCAGCGCCTTCCCTAGTAAAGCCCGTTGCTGGGCCTCTTCTAAGTAGGGGAGTGTCAGTTGCTCTTCGTTCACGCTGCCTTCCTGAGTTGATCTGCCCAGCCTCCAGTAGGCCCTGAGCACCCCTCGTTTGACGGGTAGTCCGGCACCTGCCTGCGCATCACATCCTGCTGGGCCTCCCTCGCTACGTGCCATGCCAAATCCTTCGCCGTCTGCTCCTTGCTCCAAATCGGAATGTTCTTCGCGGGTGTCGAGAAAAGTTCCTCGCATGTTTTTCCCCTCGACTTCCTGTCCAGCTTGGCCCTGCATTGGATGCAATTTTTCGAGCGTCCATCAGCGTTAGTGGGGGCCTTGTGAAAAGAGATGGTGTACTTTACAGCCCGACAGGTGCGGCACGTTTTCGTGGCACTCATCGGATTGCCAGCCCTGACTGGCCTTCACCGAGGTGTGCGCCAGTTATTTGTTCGCCATTGCTCAACGCCTCTTTGAGAGCCGTCCTGTCGGGTGCTCTGTTGATCCGCATCCATTCGCTGGGTATCTGATCCTCATCGTCTATGACCACAATCGTTTTCGGCTTGGTCAGCGACATGGTGAACAGGGGAGTCTTTATCTTCGGTATCCCGCTGGCCTCCATTCCAGCCCTCAGATATTCCCGTAGGCGCGAATTACCGTTATCAGCAGCCCGCTTCCTCTTGGTCAACCTGTCGATTTCTTTCTTCAGCCCACAGGATTCCACGTCCATGTTGGTGAGTACGGCATGGATACCCTCAGCCTTGCTGGTGAACTCACCCGTCAGTGCCTCCATCGTGTCAGCAAAGGCCTCTGGTGGCAGATCTGGGTCAAGGGCAGCTTCCTGTAATCCTCGAAACTGTGCGGTCAATTCGTAAAGTGAAGTCATGGTGATCTCCTAGAAGGGAACATCGTCGTCGTAAATGTCAGCAGGTGGCTGTTGTTGCCCCGACTGTTGCTGCGTGGCTTGCTGCGATCTGGCCTGGGGCAACTTCTTATCCTTCACGGTCGGCATAATTCGATCTAGCGCACTGGGTGGCTGTGTATCAAGAACTTCAATCGCCATCTGCTTGGTGTCGGCAACGAAGGGGGCAAACAGGTTCATCGAGGTTTTGATGTCGCCGTTGTCCTTCTGGTATTCCTCGGCCTGTAACAGAAGCCCGATTGGCACGTTCATTAGGGCTGGATAAATCACGGCCGAAACTATCTCTCGCTTATTGGTGGCTGAATTCCACTCTTCCACTTGTCCGTCTACAGGCGCTGCCTCCTTGACCTTCAAGCACATCAGGAGCGCATGCAGTACTTTGTGGGCAGATAGCTGCGTCCCATCCGGCTTGGTTAACCAGATTGTGATGTAGTCGGCAGTTGCGCCCGACACACACTCAAAAGCAAATTCAATGCCAGTTGTCCCGCTCTTGGCTGTTACGAATTTGGCCTTGGTGATTATTCCGGTGTAGGCACCGCTCGTGGTGATTTTCTGGAAACCAGCGCCTTCAGAGCCTTCTTTGGCGAGGTTAGGATTTAAGTTGAATGTTGGTGCGTTCATGCTGCAATCTCCACTTGGTTTATGCCGTAGTATTCGCAGATCACGTTATCTACGGCGTTTAGGTCGTTATCAATTTCTGGTGTCAGGAACATATCCATCGGTGCTTTCACCGTGTCCTTCCCTGAGTTCTGGGTTGTAAAGTAGTGCCGCCCATCACTGACAGCTGCCCGCAGGACAATGGTAAAGAGACCCTCAAGACAGATTTTCTCGTCCAACAGCTTGCCAATGGTCTTCACCTTGGTGTGTCCAAAATCGTCAGTGTCTGTATGGCTGAGGAAGTAGATGCGGGCATTACCCGCCACACCCTGCGCTGCCCTGACTACATCCCATGCGTGACGGGCAATCTCAGTAAACTTGTCGTACCCGCGTTCGTCGCTCCGCCGCATAAACTCGTTAGCCAGCAGGTACTGGTAATCGTCGATTATGATGATTTCACGACCTCCAGCTGTTGCCTTTTGAATTAGATTAACCATCTGCGCTGAGTCGTCAGTAAGCAAAATGGAACCGCTTGGATTGTCAGTTGTGCGGGGTCTCCAGGCAGATGCCCTGAAAGGTAGGGGCTTATTCACAGTCTGGATAAGCAAGCATTTGGCGGGGTCAAGGTTCCGTAGGCTGGCACTCTTACCTGCGCCGGACTGTCCCATTATCATTACTGGTGTAGGCATAATCGTCTCCTTAGAAGTCCGGACGCGCCGGAACTGGTTGATGTTCGATTTGATACGCTTGGATATGGTCATCGGTGATCGGTAAACCGCATTCAAGTCGAAGCTCGTAGTCAGAGTTATAGAAACCTTGGGCATCCCCGACATGCGCCTTTTCAAGTGCAACTCTGCGCTGTGCGTAGGTGGGCCGTTTACAGATAGCTGACACCATGTTGCTTTCAGCGACTGACTTCCTGTTGCCAAAGGTCAGTAGCGCCACACCGTCAGGCGTTGTGTGATCGCAATGCCAGAAGTCATTGCCTTTACGCTGAGTGTGCATGGGGAGCCTCCAAATCTGCTGTGATCCTTCCCAGCCATTCGTTAGCTGCCAGCTTTCGCTGCTCACGCTTGGTTAGCCGTGAATAGTGGTTGACCTTTGGCGCTGATCCGACAGGGTTGGCATCCATTCGGCGCTGGGTTGCTTCGAGGTCGTATTTCATGCGGCCTCCTTCTTCGCCAGCAGATCGTCTGTTACCCAGCTGGTCATCTGGAGGAAGTCCAGCATGTGGTCGAAGCTGTTGGCCCGATCAGAAAAGCACTGAGCGATCAGATCACCCACATGCCCCTCAGCCACCAACTGATCAACGATGATTTTCATTTCAGCGCCAGACGGATCGGTGAGGAATTTGGTTTTGAGCGCCTGCATTATCCGACCCTCCGCTGCGCTGCGTTGTGCGCCTTAATGTCGGCCATCAGGTCGCTGTTGTTCCGCACAGTCCGGCCAAGGTTGTTTGCTTCGCGCTCAAGGCGGCCGCTTATAGGCAAAGGCTTGGAGGTTGTCTTCGTGGTGCTTTGGTTGGTTGCTGACATTGCTTTCTCCACATCCGCTTGATTGCGGGCATGGGTGTAATATACATAACTGCATTAACCGTGACAATGCATTTTTGCATTATTTTACAGAGGCTTTAAAGCGCCGTGGTTAAAGGCTTATCCTACTTTTGAGAGGGGTGCTTCGCCGCGTACTTCAGAGAGGCTGACATCAAAAAAGACCGCCAGCTTCTCAATAATGGCGCGTCGAGGTTCGATTATTTCCCCGCGCAAGATGCGAGTGATTGTGGACTGAGGAACCCCGCATTTTCTCGCCAACTCGTTATGGTTAACGGTTCCGTCAGCTTTTAGTACTTCAGACCGAGGCTCACATAGTGATCGTAATGCTGATGAAATAGGCGTATCCATAAATGGATTATAGCGTCCTGTGGTTGTAGTGGCGAGATTTTTTAGTCGCAGGTGAATGCAGAAACGCATTGACTCGAAATACAAAAACGCCTTATCCTGACAACATGAATATCGAATCGATGATTACAAACCTTATATCCATGGGTGGTTATACCCAAAAAACGCTGGCAGATGCTGTCACTGCAAGAGGCGTTCCTTGCACACAGTCTCAAATTTGCCGGATTCTTGGGGGCACTTCTCCAAAGTTAAAAACAGCGTCATCTATTTCGGCAATATACATCCGTCATTTAGAAAAGTGCGGTTCCTCATCGCAACAGGACGCAGCATAGCGTGAGCCTACCAATACGTCCCCGTTTACTCGCAGGAGCCAGTTATGGATCAGCTTGATATAGCCTTGAGCGCCGCTATTGATGAAAGCCCCTACACGCCTGCGGAGGTGGCTAAGCGGATAGGTCTGCGGCCACAAATACTCCGCAACAAGCTGTGTTCAACCACCGATTCCAACAAACTAGCTCTGCGAGAGGCTGTTCGCCTTTGTAGGTCTGTTGATGATTATCGGCCATTCGAGGTAATAGCCCAGATGTTCGGCTGCCAACTTGTGCCGATGACCCATGATGATCCTGTCTGCGTAGTCCAATCAGTACTGGCGGCAGCCGCCGAGTGCGGTGACGTACCGCGAGCAGTTCACGACGCCTTGGCAGATGGTGTGATCACTAGCCGAGAACAGGGCGAGCTACGCAAAGAGATTAAGCAGGCCCGAGATACCCTCAACGCGCTTGAAGCAGCCATTGACCAAAAGGCCAAGGGCGAAGTCATCAACCTGGAGCAACGATCATGAATACTGATAAACCTAATTACACCAATGTTCTTCACCCTGGCGAGATGGTAATTACTCGCGTTGATGGATGGGGTGCTCGGGTACTGCGTCATCTGAAGGCAGATCTAGGTGTATAGACAGAACTGTAACTCCTGCTTTATTAACGGAGTACATCCTGTCAATGACGATCAGTCTTAATGGCCCGTCAGGTGTTGTGATGAGTACAGCCTCACCAATAACAGGAGAGAAGCCAGGACTGAACACAAACTCTTCATTCTTTCGCCCATGCTCAGTAATTCTGTCCATGGCGCGGGGAGTGAAGGCAAAGGAATAAGGGAGTTTAGCGCCCATAAGAATTCTCCAGTAGTTGTAGGTTGCGGAGCTGACAGCATACTGGAAATCGACTCACCAGCGCTACTGGTGTGACTGCGGGGAAAGACCTGCAACTGGCTGGCGTACTCTTTTGGTTGAGGGCGTACGTCAGTTGGGAGCGTGCCACCTACGTACGTAATGTGGATGGGGTTAGCGGGCTACCGCTATTTAATATAATTGACTTAAAGGATAAGAATTATGACCTCACACATTTATGACGTTGATCTAGCCATCGAAGTGGGTATTCCCGCCGCTGTCCTATATCAGAATTTAAGTTTTTGGATTGAAAAAAACGCAGCCAATGAAGATGAAAAGCATTATCAGGAGGGCCGATATTGGACGTGGAATTCAGTGAATGCCTTTGCTGTTATCTTCCCTGAAATGGGTTCAAAAACCATAAGATCAGCACTCAAAAAGCTGGTCGATGCTGGCTTTATCATCACCGGCAGTTTTAATAAATCCAAGTATGACCGCACCACGTGGTATGCCCTTGGAGACCGCATGATTACTGACTTGCCTAAAAGGCAAATGGACAAGGCGAAAGGGAAAATGGACGTACCCAAAAGCGAAAATCAATCTGCCCCAGAGGGCGAACCTATACCAGATGTAACCTCAGATGTAACCTCAGATGTAAACACAAGTGATATGGCCGATGCCCCTGCGGAGCATACGGCCCCACCAGAAGTGATAATGTTATTTCCGACTAACAGATTTTCAACAACGGGGGAGTCTTTCTCGATCACTGACACCCTGTTCGCCAGATGGGTTCAGCTATACCCCGCCGTGGATGTTGGCCAGCAGATTAGGAATATGGCTGGCTGGCTTGAGTCAAACCCTACCCAACGGAAAACTCTCTCTGGGATGCCTAGCTTTATCAACCGCTGGTTAGCCAAGGAACAGAACCGAGGTGGCCAGAATACGGGATCACAACAGACCCCACAATCAGGTAAGACCCGTGACAGAAGCCTGAAAGATGATCTTGATGATCGCTCATGGGCAAACCGGCCTGTTGAGCAGGGTGTGCTGGATCAGGTAGCCTGATGACTGATCCCTTGATTGCTAACTCAGAGCAAGCCCTTGAGGGTGTGATTACCACCCTGCGCGATCAGTGGAAGGAAAGCCACTACCTGCGGGTGACCATCAAGCGCGGGAAGACGCGAAACCTCGACCAGAATGCGCTGTTCCAGGTCTGGGCAAGGCAATACGCTGAGAGCATATTTTGCCGCTTGGTGACGGATGTTGAGCACGAGGCGATGAAGTACACCCTGCAAAAGCACTGCTACGCGGACACAGGCTGGGAGTTCCTGATTGGCGAGAAGCACGACCTGTTCACCGAGGAAGTCAGGCGCGACAGAGCAAAAACAAGTCAGCTTGAGACTGGGGAAATGTTTCAGTTCATGGAGTGGATACAAGCGAGGGGTGCCGACTCAGGGTTGATCCTAGAGTCACTGGGCGAGTACGACCGCCTGAAGAAGAGCCAGCAGGTTTGAAAGGACGTACCCCGACAGCCGGTGAGCGTCGCCACATGGATGCTGTACGCGACATCGGGTGCATAGTCTGCCTTGAGCAGTATGGCGGGTACCGGCCAGCCACGATCCACCACTGTGAGGGTAAGACGAAACCAGCCGCACACTACAGCGTTCTGCCGCTGTGCTACGAGCACCATCAAGGCGGCGGTGAGGCTGGGATGTTCATTTCACGGCATCCTTGGAAGGCACGGTTTGAAGAAGCTTACGGGAGCGAAGACCAGTTGAAGCAAAACGTCCAGGCTATATTGGGCGGAACAGAAAGGAAATCTGCATGAAAGCGTCGAATGCACAATTAGATGGAATGGGACTTGAGCGGGGCCGGAGGTTGGTTCTCCACGCCTTCTCTCCAGACCACCAGCGTATGCGTAGCGCCGGTTCTGAACTGACAGGAGTCCCCCGCACTGCCGAGCGCCCTACGCGGGTAATCAAGGAAGGGGACACGAAGGAGCGGGTGAGCACAGGAGGCTTCAACCCTCGCAGATGCCATGCGTCCGCACAGCGTCATCCACGGTACTCACAGCCCGTCATGGGAGGTATTGAAAACGAGAGCGCGGCGCTGATCTTGGGGGAAATACGGAATCTACCAGCACATTATCAATGGTGGCTGCATTTCCAGTACAAGCAAGTCCATAATCCTGAGTTCCATCGGAAGCTACAGATAGTGCTATTCGCTATGTACAAAAAGCAATGCGGCCCAATAAACGCTGAAACGATCCAGATCGCTGAAGTCATGATTAGGGAGCATTTGCGGTACCTATCAGGAATGGATACGCCACCAGGTACCCATCCGTCACGTCGGGATGCCGCCCATGAAATCAGGTCTATCAGTGACACCTCTTGGAAGCGCACCCACAATCGACACTGGAAAGAGTCCTACCAGATGATACTGGGTGTGGATGCGTCGGCACTGACTCGTCTTGGCGACAAACTCTAATCATGAGAACAGGTAATCAGCCACAGTGTCGAGAGTTTGGTCGATATACTCATTTGACTGGGTCATATACACCAACACTTCGGCCTGGTCTGATGCCCCAGAATTTAATTCGCTCATCCAATAATCATAGCCTCCTTGGTCCGGTGAGCGGCCAAAGACACCCTCATACATGTGCGATACGAACTCGTGGTTGCTGATGTAGCCATTGTGATTGGTGTCGGCATAGCCTTTGAATTCCGGTGAGGCGATAAAACCATCAGCCATCGCAGATAGGTCTTTTCTTCCTGTCTCTATTTGATTGGCCCACCAGTTGAAGCCGTCAGCGTCTGGCAGTCTACCCATCGCACCCATATAGGCGCGGTACAGCTGGGCATCTTCTGCCTTTAATGTGTGTCCGCCTCCCTGATAAACGTCATTATCCCAGTTAGAGTTGTCTTCCCCTACAATGAATGAATCCTGGATGTATTCATCTTTGGTTCCGACCAGGATCATCATATCGCCAGACGAATAGCCTGGATTTTCAATGAGTATGTAATATCCACCAGTGTAAGTGGCTTCAAAATCCACGATTGAATCAGCATTGCTATAGGAATAATTACCGGAGGAGCGGGCAAATGCGGTCCCGAATGCCGAATCAAATCCAGGCCCAACAGCGTCGTCCCCATCCGTGATCCAGTAAGAATAACCCCCTTGATCAAATATACCCAAAAGATCGACAACAACCTCTCCTACAACGAAGAAGTCATAGATTTCGCCCGCCACTAAATGAACCTCAGCAAAATCTCCCTCATCCCCAGGAGGGAGTGAGAATAAGGCGATCTGAAGATCTTTATAGTCTAGTTCGGGTAACGCGCCTAGGCTTTCAAAATCATCCACGACCTCTCCTGCCGCGGTCTCTTCTGCGAGGGCCTCCCAAAACAGCCAGCGCATCTCTTCTGTCTGGTCCGCTATTATTCGTCCTCTCATGCTTGTGCCTTCTTTAGTTCAGAATCGCGCAATAATAAGGGATGAAACAGATGTTGCCAAATAGGTACAATCTGAGTATCATATCTCTAGTTGGTGCGAAAAGGCACTGGCGTACCAAGGCCTCCATTCGGGGCTTTTTTTATGCCTGAAATTCATGTGGTAAGCGCAATCGAGATCATGCAGACGTACGATGATTGCGAGCTTTAGTTACGATCACCACCATGGTTTTTGAGGAGAAGCCTTATCCAGCCACTGGTGAAATCCATCGTCGTTATCCGCCAGAACGACAGGTGTGCTGAGAAGATAGAATTTTGGCCTCTCCTTCGTCTCGTTCGCAATGCCAACGCATACGTCGCAGAATGTCTTAAAGTCATGCTTATTTAAAGCAATGAAGTGCGCAAAAGATGACTCACTGTGAAAGTGTGACACGTCATTAAATTTATTAATTAGACCCTCGAAAAGCTGCGGATTACCCACAGGTGGTATCAAGACTGCTATTTCCATTTCCATCTCCTAATTGAATTAGTGGGGAGTGCTCTATAGGCAGCGCCACCTGAGCAAGGCGTACGTCGGGTCTACTCCACGTTGGACCCCGCTGCTTTTGCTCCCCGACACGAATAATACACGAACCGCTTAACTGCGGTTTTTTTATGTCACATACAAACTCCCTGGGGAGCGACCCATGCCTGCATTCAGCCAACGAAGCCAAGATCGCTTGGACAGCTGCCATCCTGATTTGCAGGTGATCTTCAACGAGATCATCCAGCACACGGATTGCACAATCATTTGTGGCCACCGGAGCGAGGCAGAGCAGACGAAGGCGTTTGAGGCTCGTAATTCTCAGGTTCAGTATCCCAATAGCAAGCACAACCAGATACCCAGCATGGCCGTGGCTGTCGCACCGTATTTCAAGGATATCGGCCTGGACTGGTCAGATATAAAGGCCTTCAGCGTCTTTGCTGGGGTTGTTAAAGAGGTGACACGACGCTTACGGGAAGAGGGCCGCATCAACACCTACATCCGATGGGGTGGAGATTGGGATAGTGACGGACGAACTAATGACCAAGATTTCGACGATCTTCCACACTTTGAATTGGTAGCAGGGTAAAGAAATGATGAATGAATCTAATGTAATGAAGATCGTTACAGGCCTGATTGCTATCGGGATCACCTGGACGCTTAGTGCTGTATCCACACTACATAGTGTGTCCACGGGACAGGAGGTTCACATCCAAAGCAATATCGAGGACATCGACAAAGTGCAGGGCACCATTGGTGCTCACGGTGAGCGTATTACCCGCCTTGAGTCTGGTATGGCGCAGAAGTTGGAAAGTCTTGTTATTAGAGTTGATAAGGCCATTACTCGGCTGGAGCGCCTGGAGGGTAAGTAACATGGGAGTTAAGAAGAAGCTGCGAAAAGCTAGAAAGAAGGCGAGAGAGGCCAAGAAAGCTGCTGAGCACAAGTGCGGGAAGGCTTTGGCAGACAAAGAGAATCAACCCAAATACGAGGACTCTCGTCAGCAGAAGAGGTGGGATTAAAATGAATCCAATCATGAATCTGGTTACAGCCCTGTTCGAGCCAGCAGCCAAGCTGGTAGACGATCTACACACCTCGGAAGAGGAACGGCTTGACGCTAAGACACGGATGCTGTCCGCCCAGACTGAAGTCACCATGAAGATACTGGATTATGAAGCCCAGTTAATGCAGATGAAGTCATCCATTGTGTTGGCTGAGGCAAATGGTCAGAGCTGGTTACAGCGTTGCTGGAGACCCATCACGATGCTGACGTTCCTTGTGCTGGTGCTGTGTGACAGCTTCGGTCTACTGCCGTTCAGACTGGCAGAACAGGCCTGGACATTGCTTCAGATAGGTCTTGGCGGGTATGTGGTAGGCCGTAGCGCAGAGAAGGTTGCCCCAGGTATTGCGGCTTCGATCAGAGGATAAAAGCCCTCCATTTAAGTGTACTTATTTGACGGCATCAAAAATGGGCAATCAGCCCGCCAAGAAAGCCCTCTGAGGCAAATAAACAAACACAAAAGACTTTGTGATAAAT